GCTAGTCTTCCAAAAATAGTCTTCCCCAAGACTACTATTGTGAGCTTATATTACCTTGCTCAAGGGGTTCTGGTGCGTGGTGTAACTCGATTTAAGCTTCATCGTCGCTGTCATCTACAATGACAACGCGTTTTTTCTTCTGTTGGCTTTTGAGTGGAACAGGCTCAATGTAGATAGGATCGGTGGGTGTCCCGATCGCAATTGTGCCTTCGCTAAGATAATTAACCACCTTGCGTGGCCCATCTCCTTGACTAATTGTACCAAAATTGTCAACTGCTAAGTCTCCGGCTGAGCTTTTAACAGGTGGAAATGCAGAATTGGTGACATTGCGTAAGGCGCATTGTTGTTGCATTCCGAAGATGAGTGAGCGAAGAGCAGCTACCATTGGGGTATCTAAAGCGGGGAGGTCTCCAAAATACGAGACGCTAAAAGCGGAAGTGTTATGCGTGACTCCGGCATCGCCGGTGGAGGACAAGGTTGCATTGGCTTCATTGACGGTCACGAAGGCAAACCATTCTCGGGTTGTCAGTCCAGCATTCACAATTGCAGTGTTTAGTCCGACAGAACCCTGAAAGGCAGGGGTCCATCCGGTCTCCATACCGCTTGAGAAAGCGGCAGAAGTGTAGGCTCCAGTACCCATTGCGGCACCGGTTTCTACGTTGTGGACCATATAATACCCAGGACGGCGAAACCGCACTACGGAGCCGAGAGTGGCATCGGACTCAAACGTGACGTAATTGCGCTCTAAAAACGCTGTCACATTTGACGTGTTCTCCTTAATGGCGGTAAAATCGCCCCACGGGTATGTGGCATCCACGAAAGATCCACTGATTGTCTGAATAAAGGCGGAGCCAGATTCCGCTGAATCGTCAAGATTTGGTTGTTCGAACTCAATTTCCCAATCAAGATAAAAACGTCCGTAGGTCCCAGCCTCTAAGGCTCCTTGATTGGTAATAACGATCTTACCAACAGCTGAGTTTCTGGGGTCTGACAATGGCTCAGGCACCATAAAACGAGCAGGTCCGTAGAACTTCTTATCACGGACATCAAGGGAGAACGGGAGATTTGGGGCGGAACTGATGTTATGAAGAGCAGAGGTCAACTTCTGGTCTAAGGGCAATCCAGAAAAATTGGAATAAGAATCCAACACGTCTGGTTCGGCGGCTGCGCCGAGTAAACCTTGCGTATCCGTACCACAAGCGGCTTTATATCGGAGACAAAGACGTTTCCATCTAAATTTGTCCCACAAAGGCGCAAATTGATGCAGCCGTGTAGCGCTCGTGAGTTGCAACGGGTTTAAGGTGAACTCGGCTAAGACGCTGGACTCGATGAGGTCCGTTTGCGGTGAGACGACGTAAAGTAAATCACACCCCTTCAAAGTCATAGAACTCTGGAGGAAATGCTTCACCTCTACGGTTTGGGCATAGGAGGCGGAAACACCACCTTGACTAAGCATCTTGGTGGTGGATTTCTTTCCGCGACGTCTGCGAGACGGAGCAGCCTTCTTGGCGCTACGTTTCTGGACGACTGGATGTCGGATCTCTGCTTTAGCTTTTGACTTAGGATGTCTGGGCATTTGTTGTTTTTATTGGCGTCACCACAACCTATAGCGCGGGTTTACGACCTATTTCAAAGGGGGAGCGCGCTAGATATCTCTCTATCGATTTAACAATAATCTAAAGACAGAGCGTCCCAAGCATGGGAATACAACAGGGATCCCTCCCTGGTGTGTGCTAGTTGGGCAAAGAATGCAGTCCAATGTTCCAATACGCCGCCATATCGCTGAAGAACGCAAGAATAGAAGTGTTCTTCACTGAGAGTAGCCTTCTTTCCAGCGTTCAGGCCCACCGAATAGGGGTGTGCCTCGTCATACCACTTACAAACACTTCTTGAAACTTCCGACAGGTTGGCCCAGTGATGATAAACTGCGGCAAGCGGGGGAGCTTGTGCCGCGAAGGTCATCATCCATCCAAGAGTTGCTAGGACGTGGCGCATGGCCGTGCGCGCAGGCGTTCCTTTGGCAACTAATTCAACTGGATTGCGAAGGGTCTTGGTTAACTTAATCAACCGGGAAGGTAAGGGTGTCCATATGTAGTATGGTGTGTCGGGCGTCACGCTTTTGAGCCACCAGCCTTTCAAGAACTCGACTGGTCCAATATCGTCTTTCAAATGTCTTGAAGTCTTGAGTTTCATGTTAAAACCATAGTCCGCAAAGGCAGGTCCTATGTCATTGTATACAGCAAATTCTGGTCCGAATTCAGCCAAAACACCGTAAATGGCCATTGCCACACACAGTGAATTTCCGAATGTAGTGTCGGCACTCCCTGTACGTCGTTCGGGTTCTTTCCCCTTTAAACATACGGCGGAATCTGGAACATTCCTCAGAGAGGCACCTCGGATAGAATGATTAGAAGCACTTAACAGATTGATGACTTCCTTTGTGACTCCCAAGAGCGCCATAGTTTGCATCTGAGCATCTAGTGCAGGACCGCGTATACTGTGATCACATTGACTTAAGTCACCTGCGATGGTATAGACCCAATTTGGTGTCGTAAACACAACCAAACTGTCATCGCCGGCTACAAAAATCGTGACCTGTTGTACGCCCTTAATCAGATTAAATAGCGCTTTTGAGAACCATTCGGATAATTCAATATCTGTGGCTCCTGCTGCAAAATAAAACACGATGACCCAATCATCAATTATCGAATGTGGTCGACCATTGAACATGAGTTTAAGTCGCTGAGTGACTTTGTATATAGCGGGTCCAATCGTTACCAACACTTGGGGGTCGATAGCATCGATTGGGCGGGGAAGGAATCCATTGGAATCTTTATCCATTCTGCGTTTAGGCAGAACCTCGTCTCGCTTGATATTGACTTGACTATAACGCACTTTATTGGACGTGGGCGTCAAAGGAACATCAAAAATAACCTTGCGGGCGCCATCATAAATTGGTATCTTCGATGGATCAACATGCGTTTTCCATTCAACATAATCAGCGTCAGAATCGGCTAGACCTAAGTCCTGGCCGAAGAATGTGCGTGCATAGCGCAATAATTCGAGATATTGTGGTATTCCTCGAGTTATGTCTGCTTCACATGCGCGCATACGCTGATAGAGCTCGTTTACATGAATTTTGTTGTGGCAATAATTCCGTGTGCTCAAGGCGTCTGTATTGTTAGAGCAAAACATTCGCCAAGCTACAGCCCATTTACTCGGCATAGCTTCTATAACGGCCCTCATAAGTCGGAACTCAAGGACCAAAGCCATGTTCTTTTTGCTTCTAGCAGGTCGGAACATGGGTGCGTTGTGGAAGATTAAGCGGTAGTATCCATCCTGGGACAATACGGCGTCTTCCCTTCGCAACTCTGCTAATTTCTCCGGAGCATTGAGAATAATGTCGGGATCGCGTGCAACTTCTTTCACGGGGCGTGCATTTATTGAAGGAACGAATGAACGATCTTGAAAATTTTCGATTTCTTCGCACCACTCTTCATCAGGGTATTCAGAGAATATAGGTTCGGTCTCTGTATGATAATGGTGTGCGTCAAAATCATCAACCAACTGACCAGCTTGCACCGGGGTCAATGTTTGATAGTCATGATGTGGTATCAAGGACGGGGTTAGAACGGAGAGGGCTGCTGTCAT